CGCTCATAAACATTGCGCCGCTACCAAAGACGACGATCAAGACGCTAATCACGACAGCCAGTACGGATGGCATGAAACTACTTCTCTACCCTTTCGGTCGGAAATAGCAAATTCTTGAGATAGGTGCAGGCCACATCGTCCAGCTCGTTATCAGTCTGCTCACTGACTTTGACCAGACAGTCAAGTAGCAGCTGTTTTACGGCCTTTGATTTGATAAACCCGAACAAAATTGGCTTTAGTAGTAAAACCATGAGATCACTGTGTGTGCAAAAAGTCTAATTCCTGTTGGCGTGTCCTTCCAGTCGAGCAACATCTTGTTCCAGCGTTGATATACGGGCAAACAGCTCCTGATCTCGAACGCGCAGGTCAGCGTGGAGCACATCCATCCGTGACGCTAAATTATCGACAGCTGAGGTCAAACGCACCAACGAATCCCTTCCATGCTGGTTCTCGCGGTTGGCTCCTTTGATGCCAGAAGCCGCTACGCCTATTGACGCTCCAGCAACAGCAGCCCAGATTTCAACCACCATTCGACCTTTAGCGTGAACTCATCATGGCAGAAGAACAGGTTAAGCAAGAGCACGAACCAGAATCAACGCCGTTGGCGGATTTTGTAAAACTCGCTGTTCTTACGTGGTCTATTGCAATGCTGACCCTTAATTACTTGGGTCACGTCAAAGCCATGGATCCAACTTTCCCCGCAAGTTTGTTGACTGGGACGTTGAGTTCCGTAGGGGTCAACATCAAACGCGCCAATGGCAAGAAGAAAGAAGACCCTACAATCAAGGAAACAACTACGTCCAAGCCAAAATGAGACGTTTTTTCTTTGTAACCTGTCTAACATTTTTTGCCTCAAGTCCTGCGTTGGCTGACATTAATCATGTCTTGACGCAATCAGCTCAGATCAGCATTGATCAGGCTTACAGCTCAGCCAAACGAATCGGTTCTACCTACAGCGCATCAGGCTCAAATGTGACACCAAGCGTCACCAGTGGTAGCACTACAACCAGTGGGGCCATTGGCGGCCTGAATCTTGGCAGCCTGACCAGTGGTGTCCCAGCCATGGTTGACACGAATTACGCGGTAACTACCGCAGGTTCGGCTTTCTCATTTAGTGAGTCGGCAGTGGTTGGTGACACGATAAGTTCAGCCACTGAGGTGACCTCTACCACTGGCACCGTTGATGACCTTCCAACATACGGCGAAGTCGTGACTGGTTCTGGTGGGGTGAAAGCTAATCTGGCGGCGACAGCTCTTTCAAGCGGCATTATGACGATTACAGCAGGTGGAGCGGGTACAAGTGCAATCCTGTCTAACAAGATGGCACTTGAAATTGATTAAAGCTTGGCTGCTGGTTTTGTTGTTGCCTAGCTCTGCTTTGGCAGCTCCAATCGTGCCGCAGTTTACTCAAGGTCAACTTAATTCCCGCACTGAATCCACAACAATCATTCAAGAATCGATCACCAGTCACAATTACAGAACCGGATATTCTTATTCAGCGGCAGGCCATAATGTCGAAACTGTGGGGGATATTCCTATCTCGCCTGACGCTACCGTCACAAACAATCAGACAGTTGGTGGAGTCAACTTTTCATGGACAAGCCCAAACCTTGAAACTAAGCCCCAATGGCAAGTAATCAATCCTGGCGCAAGCTGGAGCCTTACCGAATCATTCATGGCACCGGGCCTCGATGCCGTGACTCGCGTGGAAAGAACGATAACCACGGAAAGCGTAACCGAGTCGCAGTCGGTGTTCTCGCAATAATTACTGCACTTGGTGGACCGGTTCAAGCCAATACAACAGTGGCAAATCCGTCCAGTACATCTAGCGGTTCAGTGGTTAATAATGCCTATCAAATGATGACCGGACCACATCCTATATATCGGATGAGTCAAGGCATTCAGTGCCCTGGTCCTACGTTATCGCTCAGTCCGTTTGTCACATCTAGCCGAAACTTTGATCTACCCCATCAATCAGTAACCAGAACACCCGTCTACTCAAGTGCTGATGCAGACGACAATGGCGAACCAGATTCTCCCGGCAAGGTGCTCTACTACTCAGAGATGCCACGATTTGAAAAAGATCGTAGATCAGTCAACTACGGCATAACAGCAACGTTTTCTATGCCATTAGATGGTGGTCTAACTGCTAGATGCAAACGCGCCGTAGAAACAAACATCGAGCTGCAACAGCAGTTATTGGCAACGAAAAGACTGGAGTACGAATTGTTCCGCGCCAAGCAATGCGGGCAGCTAGCTGAATCCAGGATCCAGTTCAGACCAGGCAGTCGATACGCCCAGGTCTGCGAAGACATTGTGGTTTACATTCCACCCCAAAAGGTGATCCCACATGTTCACGCTATTTCCGCGCCTTCCGCTGATTCTTCTGACGCTCAAAAGTAGACGGGCGATCTTCCTTCTTACGGGTTACGAACTCTTTTAGTTTCGTAATTACCTTTTTGACCACCGGCTTGATAACTCGCAGCAGAAAAGGCGTACTCAATGCAGCGGTAGTGGCAAGGACGGCGATGCTTGCAGTTTGCGTTGCTTGGTAAGGAGATGGAACAGCTTTGATCAACTGCTCTGTTACTGGCACGTTTCGATAAACCTCTTTGCAGACGCCATCCACTAACTGGTAGGACTCAAGAATCTTGCGACCATCAGGTGACAATGTGCCAATCTCTGCAGCGTCTGCAGCAGGGCAATCGATTTCTGTCTTTTTATCTTCTGGCGGTGGGTTTGGTTTCTGTGGTTTTGTTTCTGCTGGCGGGGTTTCTTGCTCTTGGTTTTGAACAGGAGCTGCTTCGATAATTCTTAGATCCCGTGGATTCCAATCCATCGGGTTATAACTTGGCATTTCGCCTTCAGGGCAAGTCGTTCCAACACCATTCGGATCATCACGCAGCAGCGATGGGTTTAGCTGTGCATCCCTATGAACGTTGGCACAACCAGGCACCTGATAAATCGGAGCAGGTGGTAACTCTGCTGTTATCGGTGGAGCGTAAACATACGGTTCTGGAATTATTCGCGGTTCAATGCTTCGGATCTGTATATCCGGGATGTCAGGCATCTAGTCAGAACGGTGACTTAGGAAGCTCGACTGCTGGCCCTGTTGCTTTAGGCAGTTCAGGCATCACGTCATCGATCTTGTCTGGCACCATGTCAGCCAAAACCTTGGTCAGTTCAGTCTGTAGCTCACTCATGTAGTGCTTTGTGATTGATGGGATGCGCGTATAAAGCACCAACGACCCAACAACCATCGTTCCACTCATCAAAAACCCGAGGGCTCCGGCCAAGTTAAAAAACTTCTGCATGATCAGATGTGCAAAGAAAAGCCCCTTTCCTGGTGTGAGGACAGGAAAGGGGTAAGGCGTCTCCCTATTGGAGACTAGCTCAGAAGCTGTACTTAGCTCCCACCTTCAGGCCATAACCTGCATCAACGTCTTCATACTTAGCGAACGAAATTTCGCCGTACATGTCAACGTTGTCTGAAACAGAAGCTGACAAACCGGTTTTGCCTGAGAATCCAACCTCAGCATCAGCGCCATCGACCATCAGTACAGATGGACCTCCCTGCAGGTAGAACGCACCAGATTCATATCCAACGTGAGCGTCAAGCACTCCAGCAGTAAAATCAGAACCGACCCAGCCAGCGTTGTACTCAGGGTTCAGGTAAAAACCTTCTGCTTGGGCAGGAGATGCCAGCACAGCAGCGCCAACGACGGCAGAACTCACAATCAATGCTTTGATCATTTTGGGAAGAGAAAACGTTTTCCGTAGGTACATTAACCGCCCTAGTCAATGGACGGTTTTGGAGGTGACTTAACGGATCAGTTTTCGTCACTGCCAGGGAACGTGGAGAAGTGCTTCTTATGCAAGCCTGTAAAAAGGCCACGCTTTGGATGGTCTGGCTTGTCGCGACCTTCCAACATAAAGAGCATTTCCATCCATTCCACACGATTCCGCATCGCAGTTAAATCTTCTGCCCCTGGCTTGCAGGGGATCATTGGGTCAGGTCTTTGCATCAGGCGGACCAGGGCGTACCAGCACCTACGGTTGGAGTGCGCTTTTCTGTTAGCTGATTATCCAATGCGGTTTGGATTTCAGTGACTTTTTCATCACCACCAATCGCAGCCTTCACCCAAGCGATGCAGTTTGCTTCGGTCACGCTGTCATACGCAATCATCGTTTCAGCTTCAGGTGCTTCGAGACCAATTGATCCATACGCACTAGCGGAATACACTTCGTCTTCAGTTACTGCTGTGACGGTGTAGTGGAGCGTGGTGATGACGCCATCAGCCAAAGTGCGATCGCACTGGCCAACTTTCCAGGTGTAGGTGTTTGCCATGAAAAAGGAGCAATAGGGTCAGTGTAACTTGAGCGCCCCACGTTGCCATGGGGCGGAATACTATCCAGCCTCAAGGGCTGCAACTTTGGTTTCTAGGGTTTCAATCTTTGCGATTGCTTCTTGTAGGGCAGCAGTTAGCAGTGGAACAAGTTTGGATTGGTCAATGCCTTGCATCTCTTCGCCATCCTTTTCACCTGTTACAGCTTCTGGTACAACAACTTGTGCTTCGTGTGCAAGGAAACCATCGACATTCCTCTCTACACCAATAAAGTTAAAACGCTTAGGAGCTAGCTGTTTGACACGAGTGATTGCTCCATCAAGATCAACAACATTTTCTTTCAATCGATAATCAGAAGTATTGTTGTACGAGGTTGTAGCTCCGTCAAAAGTGATATTGCCAAGATTG